AAGCCCGACTGATATGTAATCAAAACAGAGAGTTGGGCGCTCTGTTAAAATGTTTTCACCGTAGCAATACGAGTTCACTAGGAGATACAAATGGCATTGAATTTCACTACTACTGACAAAGCCGCTCAATTGAACGGTGTCAAAGTGTTGGTATATGGCGGAGCGGGTACTGGAAAGACAGTCCTCACGAGCACTGCGCCAACGCCGTTTCTTATCTCCGCAGAAGGCGGGGAACTATCCTTGCGGAGCATTGCAATGCCTATGGCAAAAGTTGCCAACGTGGATGACCTGCGTGATATCTACGCATGGTGCGAACGCAGCAATGAAGCGAAACAGTTCCAAACTATCTGCATTGACAGCTTGAGCGAGATTGCTGAAGTTGTGCTCAACAATGCAAAGAGGCAGGTTAAAGACTCGCGCCAAGCATACGGAGAGCTCATCGAAAAGATGGAAACGACGATTCGCATGTTCCGTGACCTTCCTGGCCGAAATATCTATATGAGCGCCAAGATGGAACCAACGAAAGACGAGCTGACGGGTGTGATTAAGTATGCCCCCGCTATGCCCGGAAACAAGCTCGGGCCGAAGCTCCCATATTTCTTTGATGAAGTATTTCGGCTCGGTATCAACAAGACTACACAGGGTGAGTCCTACCGCTTTCTCCAGACTCAACCTGATTTGCAGTACGAGGCAAAGGATAGGTCCGGTGCCCTTGCCCCCGTGGAACAACCTCACCTGACACACATCTTTAACAAAATCCTAGGAGTTTGAAAAATGGCACAACTTAATTTTGACGCAACAAATGTTCCACAAGCAGATTCAGTCGACGCAATCCCAGCGGGTTGGTATAACGCCGCAATCGATCAGTCTGAAATGAAACCTACCAAAGACGGGCTCGGCGCGTATTTGGAAACCCGTTTCAACATCTTGGACGGTCAGTACGCCAACCGTAAAGTTTTCACCCGCCTGAACTTGCGCAATGCCAATCCGGTCGCCCAGGAAATCGCATACAAGCAACTGAGCTCCATCTGTCATTCAGTCGGTGTTATCCAAGTCGCTGACAGTCAACAGCTCCACGGTCATCCGCTGAAAATCAAGGTCAAGGTTCGCGCAGCGACAGGTGACTACGAAGCCAGCAATGAAATCAGCGCGTTCAAAAACATCAATGAACAAGTTGACGCAGTGGGCGCAGCACTAGCAACAGGCGGCGCACCTTGGGCCGCACCAGTAGCACCGGCAATGGCACCCGCACAGCCTGCGCCGCCTCCTGCTGCCGCTGCTCCTGCATGGCAAGCTCCGGCAGCGCAACAACCTTGGACAGCCGCGCCCGCTGCTCCTGCTCCTGCTCCTGTTGCTGTGGCACCAGCTCAACCAGCGGCACCAGCTCAACCTGGCGCAACTCCGCCATGGATGGCTTCTGCTGCTCCAGCAGCGGCTCCAGGCGCGACACCTCCTTGGGCAGCTCCGGCGCCTTAAAGAAGTGGCAGTTCCTACCCTCGAAAGAGGGTAGTTGAAGGAGGGCGGTTTTATTCTTTCAACTAGGCGTTGAGTGACTAATTCGAGACCCGCCCTCATTCAACTACCGGAGACACAAATGGCAAATATCAACACCGCTGTCAAGACGATGCAAGCAATAGAAAAAGCAATCGCGGCAGACCAAGGCGCATCGTATCGTCAGCACTTGCAACAGGTACTTCCCCACATTGGTGACGCCTACAGGGGGCACGACGATCCATTCCGCGCACACCTAGGCGCCAGCGTTATTGGTGGGCAATGTGGTCGTGCTATCTGGTATGGCTTTCACTGGACTACAATTCCGAAATTCGGTGGGCGTATTCTGCGTCTGTTTAATCGCGGGCACTTGGAAGAGGGGCGCTTTATTGCTGCGCTGCTCACCATCGGTGTTCGTGTATATCAACAAGACGAACATGGAAAACAGTTTCGCATCAGCGATGTGGGCGGTCACTTTGGAGGGTCTGGTGATGGTGTCGGGATAGGAATTCCAGACCTCGCGCCTGAGCAACCGTGTCTCTTAGAGTTCAAAACTCACAATGATAAGTCCTTCAAGAAACTTGTGGCGGAAGGTGTTCGCGCTGCAAAGTTTGAGCACTATGTGCAGATGCAGACCTACATGAGAAAGATGGGTCTCGCGGTTGCGCTTTACGGCGCGGTGAATAAGAATGACGATGATTTCTATTTTGAGATTGTTCATCTGGACACTGCTACCGCTGATCAGTTCATTGACAGAGCGCGCCAAATTATTATGATGAAGGAAGCTCCTGCTAAGATTAGTCAATCTCCAGGCTGGTTCGCTTGTACATGGTGTGACCACAAACCCGTCTGCCACCTCAAGGGCGTCCCTGCTCACAATTGCAGGACATGCAAATTTAGTTCCGCCGAACTTGACGGGACTTGGGTGTGCAACAAGCCTGGGCAATGGGAGAATCCTGTACTCGGAAAAGGTATCCAGCTCACGGGCTGTGACAAGTACGAGGTGTTCTGATGTTGCAGCCTCGTTCCTATCAAATAGAGGCTGTCAATAGTCTCTACGCATATTTCGCAACGCAGCAAGGAAACCCCGTGCTGGCGCTCCCTACGGGAACAGGCAAGTCTGTCATCATTGCGATGTTCCTTCAAACTATCTATCACCAGTACCCAAGCCAGCGCGTGATGGTGTTGACGCACGTGAAAGAACTTATTCAGCAGAATTACGAGAAGCTGATGACACTGTGGCCAGGAGCTCCCGCTGGTATCTATAGCGCGGGGTTGAACCGCAAGGAATCGCACCGTAAAATCACATTCGCTGGAATCGGTTCTGTCGCAAAGAAAGCAGACCAGTTCAGCCACATTGATATCGTCGTGGTTGACGAAGCTCATATGGTGGGCCCCAGCGACGAAACCCTATATCAGAAGTTCCTTGCAGACTTGCGCAAGTTCAACCCGCATATCAAGGTGATTGGTCTTACAGCAACACCATGGAGGCTAGGCACTGGGCAAATCACGAAAGGCGGTATATTCACGGACATCTGTTTTGACATCACTGGTCTGCACGCATTTAACCGCCTTATCGCAGAGGGATTTCTTGCTCCGCTTATTCCACGCCAAACGAAGCAGATGCTGGACGTGGATGGAATACACATGCGGGGCGGTGAATTCATTCAATCAGAGTTACAGCACGCCGTTGACAAACAAGAGGTGACGTTTGCTGCAATCAAGGAAGCGATGGAACTAGCCCACGACAGACGCCATTGGCTGGTATTCGCCTCGGGTGTGGAGCACGCTTGCAACATTGCGGAAATGATGAACGATATGGGAATCCCCACTGTGGCCATTCATAGTAAGATGGGTAACGCAGAACGCGACGCAGCGATTCGGGATTTCAAGCTGGGCAAATACAAGGCAGCGGTGAACAACAATGTCCTGACCACAGGATTCGACTTCCCTGCCATTGACTGCATCGTTGTTCTGCGGCCCACCGCGTCGACCGTGTTATGGGTGCAGATGCTAGGGCGCGGGACACGCCCGTTCCAGTGTGACGAATACAAGAAAGAGAATTGTCTTGTTCTGGACTTTGCAGGCAACACCCGTAGGCTAGGGCCTATCAACGACCCAATGATTCCTCGTAAGAAGGGCGACAAGGCAGGAGGCGAAGCACCTGTGAAACTGTGTGGAGCTTGTGCGACTTACAATCACGCCAGCGTCACTCACTGTTCTTACTGCGGAGCGGAATTTAGTTTCCAAGTCAAAATCAAAATGACGGCAGCGAGCGACCAGCTTCTGCGCGGGGATGCCCCTGTTGTGGAGCTGTTCAAGGTCGATCATATTACCTACAGCAGGCATGAAAAAGCTGGGCGCCCACCTATGATGAAAGTGACTTACTATTGCGGGCTTCGTTCATTCAGCGAATATGTGTGCGTCGAACATGAAGGATTCGCACAGCGCAAGGCAAGGCACTGGTGGCGCGAGCGCAGCAAAGCAGCGTTCCCAGAAAGCACAGATGGGGCACTGGAAATTTCTGACACAGTCATGGCAGCAACACATCTTCGAATCTGGATTAACAAACAATATCCGGAAATCATGGCACATTGTTTTGATGGAAAAGCATTCGGGACGCAAGAAGTTCCGTCTGCGCCACCAACAACGGACGCAGGCATTCGCTCCGCAGCTCGTCTGAATCCCCTTACTAATACAGCAAATTCCGACCCCTTCGATATTCCTGATCCTGCTATGTACGAGGGTGACGATATTCCGTTTTAACCTTTCATCAAACTTATTTTGACAAATCGCTTGCGCCTTTGATTCTTCATCTATACAGTGTTGACCATGCAGTAACGGACGTAACACAAATTCAACCCATGTTAAGGAGAATCAAAATGAAAGATGAATTAAAGCATCTAATACAGGTAGTAAGAGGATGTATAGCCATTAGGAAGGACTTACTTAGAACCCATATAAGCAATACCGGAATGCACGAAACAGA